TATGATAATAGTAATTGTGAAAGAATATTCTCGCATCCATAAGTATTGGAACTAAAAAAGATGCAACTAAAATTACAATAGTAGCTTTAATCACTAAAATCAATAGTTCTTTATTGTTTTGTGGAATTTGCATATTCACTTAAATTAATAAGATTTTGATTATAAAGGTAAATAACATTTTCGCAAGACTCATTTAATCCAATAGATGTGTTTTTTGATATTTCTCTTGATATTTTAAATAAAGCAATAGTTTTTTTAATATCTTTTACGCTTCTAATAATTATTTTTAATACTGAATATTCATTTTCTTTAAAATTCAAACTAAAAAAAGAATCTCTATTTTCAATAAAATCTTCATTACTTATATCTTTATCGATAACCCTTAACAAGTCGCCTAAACAATTGTTTTCTTCATCTAAATACTTTAAATAACCTACTTCAGACTTATTAAACAGTACAAGTAAGTTTGAGTTTTTAGTTTTATTTGGATATTCATTTATACTAATAAGACATTTAGAAATATCACCTTCTACACCTGAATCGTCAACTACAAATCCAGTAAGCCAAATGTTGCTTACTAAATCTTTAAAAACTATATTTTTACCTTTTTCCATAATCAATCTTCTTTTGTTCTAATAAAATAATTGATTCAATATCATTTATGTAATAAACTTCATCTAAAACATTATCAATTATCCTAATGTGTTCATGATTTTCAGTTAAAATCAACGATTGAATAATTCCAATATGCCAAAGTCCATTCGTCAACTTTACAGCAACAATGCTTTGTTCTTTTAATTTTGATATTTCATTTTTCACAAAAGTATCATGTTTGCCTTCCCCCATAATTTCTATTTTTCTGTTTTATCTTCAAATCCTATACGTGGTCTTTCTTCGAATGTTCCACCGTTGTTAGTCATATCAAGTGTATCTTTCCAACCCATATTTTTTAGAACAAAAATATTACCAGTACATTTATCACCAAATGCAACATTCATTTCATGGTGTTTTTCAATCAAAGTTAAAGCCCTTTTTATAAAGTTGGAAAAATATGGTTTATTTGCGTAGTCATAAAGAGTTGATTTATTAGAAAACCCCAAATGAAAAGTTAATCCTGTTACGGTTGGTGGCTCAGGTTTACGAATCCATTTCTCGCCTTTCTCAACGCGTTCGTTTCCTTCTTTGTCTTTTACGACTACATCAACTTCTTCAGATTCACCTTGGATATAAATAAAGTATTCACCAATCAAATCATCCATTCGTTTTAGTTCAGATTCAGTTTCCTCGAACTTAGGGGGCCTTCCGTAACCTAACGCATATTGTGAACCTTTTGGAGCGCTCATAACTTATTATTTAAAAAATGAATAATTTGTGATTATGCTACCGTTTTTCCATACTTGCCTTTTGTAATATTTAATGAGGTAAAAATTAAGTTTAGTTTCCCAAACGTTTAAATCTTGTCTCCATATTTTTTTAGGCTGTAATTTTTCAGTATTACTTTCTTGAAAATATGCTTTTGATATAACATAATTTTCTACATTATTATATTTTTTATTTTGAAAAACTCTACTTAACCAAAGTTTTAATTTCAATAAATAACTTACTTCAACAGTTATTAATTGATTTTTTTTATTCATAAATTTATGATATTCCATAACTAAAATATTAAGTAAACAATTTGAGCAACGATATAAGTGAAAAGAACACGAATAACGCTGAACTTTATTTTATCTGTGTTAAAACCGTAAATCTCATCTTTGTACAACCAGTTACGAATAGATGAAATATCCATCCAAAAAAAAAGCAAAAGAATTCCACGGTCAACAATGTAGATAATGAATAGTAGAATAATTACTGGTATTCCAATTAAATGTTTTTTCATAGTGTTCAAAAGTACAAAAAATAAATGAAACAAAAAAAGTGATTAAGAATTGATAAATCTGTTAAGCATTGATTTGATGAAATCCTTGTCGTCTTCATCTCTAATAATATAGATTTGCAAATCTATTAAATTAGGAAATTCAGAATAAACTTGATTTTCAAATTCGTGTAATTGATTATCTGTTAACTCAACATCGTCAAATATGAATAACATTTCATTAACGTCTTCATTTTGGCAAAGATTATACATTTTAGGTAAGTGGTCAGAGAAACGAACTAATTTATTTTGAAACTGATAATAAGAAGATGCGTGATTCATTGAAATACAGTTATTTGATAACTCACTCATCATTTCTAATCCTGTTGTTACTGCTTGAAAAATCATATCCTTTGTTTTTAATTATATTCAAAGATAGGGTTTATTTTTATCAATTCGGAAAAATTCGAATTATTTTTATTCAATTGTGATGAGCGGTTATGAAATAAGATGAATGGCAAAACAAAAAAAAAGCACCGATTAAAGTGCTTTCGTAATTACCATTTTTTCTTATTAATACTATTTACAATGTAATCAATCTGTAAATTAGTGATATAATTACCTAATGAAAATAATTTAACCATATTATCTAAAATACCTAAACAAGCACTAATAATGTGTGTAGTTTTTTTACCTTTTGTTTTTTCTAATTTCATGTTTTTATTATTTATTAAACCAGTTATTCCATTCATTGAGCGTTATTTTCTGCATTTTGTCGGAGTTGTGGAAATCCTCTATTTCATCTTCAAAATCATATCCAAAGTATTTATTTATACCTGAATAACCTAAAAAATTCCAATTAAAATATAATTCTTCTTTGCCTAATATTTTCAAATACCACTCATTAAAAGTTGGCAAAAGTTCCGAGTCTTTTTCTTCGACTATATCTACGTACCAAAATTCGGGGGCTTGTTTTAGATTTTGGTATTTATTAACCTCGTGGATAACATCGTCAATCTCCGAATCTAAAAGCGTTAAATTATGTTCGTTTTTAAAAAAATTCCAAAGTGGATATTTTTTGCTAAGATTAGGGAAATAATCCTTTTCTATATCCATGGATTTGGAATCTTCTAAATTGCGTTTATTCTCCAACTGCTCGACCCTTTTCTCTAGTTCTTCGATTCTTTCTTTTTTGGTTTTATTTTCGGGTAGTAGGTGTTGTTCGATTTGGTCAGCTGGGTATTCCCAATTGAAATTATTTTTTTTAAAATTAATAGTGTATTTTAAATTTCTATACGATATTATTCTACCCAATTCATCTATTAACGATTCCATTTCAGGAGTAAAAGTACAACCTTTAATACTCTCAAACCTAAACCCTTTCACCTTCCTTCCAATAAGTTCGTTAGGGTGTTTCGGCTGTTCTGTTTTTTCTTCTTTTTCCATTCGTTTAATTTTAAATTATCGGTTCAACTTCAATTTTTTCAATCGTTTGTTTGAGCAGTTGCATTATTTCATGCTGTGCTGTTGAAACTTCTGTTTTGCTGTATTCTGTATTGAATGATAGAATGAATTCGTTTTGCTTTTCAGCTTCTGCAATAAATCGTTTTGCGCTTCTTTTAAGTTCGTGTTTGAATAACTTCGGACATTCTGTTTCCAAATCATCAAAGAACTCGATTAGAAGGTTTGCGAGTGGAATTACAGCTATTATCTTTTGTTCTGTTGTTAGTTTCATTTCTTATTTTTAATATAAATTTTTAACACTTACTTCGTCAATTGTCGAGTTAGCAAAAATGGCTACGATACCGCTTCGATAACAAGAGTTAGATATTTACCTTCGCAATCTTGTAGCTCATCAAACAAATCGTGACCACCTATAATTAAATGTTCTTCAAGTTCCATAATTGTATATTCGGAATATGCATCCAAAACAAATTCCAATTCATCAACATTCCCACCAATTGTTTTTAAAATCAATGCTTCTTTTGCTTCTTCTTCTGTAACTTCTTTATCCGTTACATAGTATCTAACAAAAACATTATCACCCTTTTTGAAATCTGTTTCTACATCTTCAACTAAATACGAATCACCACATTTCAAGCAACCGTATTCATCAATTTCTAAAATTCCTTTGTAAATCATTTTATTACGTTTTTAAATTGAACCCTTGTAAATTAACCGCCACTTCTGCTAACAAGGGTTTATAGCAATAGGGACAGAAGTGCTTTAATTAAGCTGTGTACTTCTAATCAGCTTTTGTGGTTTAATGAACAGTAGTGCTATAAATCCCCTACTGCTACAAGCCCCGATACGTTATGTGCCATTAATCCCACTCCTCCTTATCGGCTTGACTTTGTGCCATAACAGCAATAATTTGACGTTCACGTTCTGTAAAATGTTCCCAGTTATTTTGCCAATCATAAGGAACATAGTTTCTCCAATCGTGGACTTTTGATGTGTTTTTAAAATCAGGGTTGTTAATATCAATCATTGACAACTCTGCGGTGTAATCTCGAAATAAATCCATCGTTCTAAATTTAACAGCACATAACAAGGGCTACTACGCAAAACCACAAAACGTTATAATTTAACTGCATTTACAATTACTACTTTATCGTTGATACTGCAAGCAAATTTAGTGTAATTTACTTTAGTTATCGGGTGTGTACTTTCGCAAATGAACGAAACGAAATCGAAGTTGTTGAAAGTTAGATGTGAGCCATTTGCTGGGTGTGTGCCTAATTCGTAGCTGTGAATCTTGTAAAGGCTTAAATCAATATTTCCAAACACAACGCACTTGTTAAAGTTGCTTTGTAGTCTGATTTGATTTTCAAACTTCTTAAAAGTGAAAGTTTGCTTTATTCTGCAGTTAGTCTCCATCCTCATTGTTTTGTCTTTTTATAGTATCTTTTACAAATGAAATATGTACAACATAACGATTCCTTTGACTAACTCTGTTGGCGAATGAATGTGTTGAATTTGCGTACACGCTCTTAACTCGTTGCTTCTTCATGTTACACGAAATTAAAGTATTTACGGCTTATGTAGGCGAAATTTTCACGCTTAACTTCATAACCTTTTGATTTTAAAGATTCGATTGCTTCACTTATTGCGGTGTCGAAATCTTCTGTACTAGCAACTACATCGTGACCAGTTGTTAAAGTTGGACTTAAATAGAAAGTAACATTGTACAAAGTCTTGTTAAACATTTCGCATTTGTAGTACATATCATACAATTCTTTTTCAGAGTCAGTCAAACAACTTACGTCAATGCTATCCAATGCTTCTTTTAGCGTTCCTACGTGCTTGTTCAGGTTACGATTACCTTGTGATTCGATTAGCATTCCGCTAAGTCGTTGTGGCACGTATTTTTCAATCCAGTTCTTAATTTCCATTTTCTTTGATTTTGTTTAGTAATTTTTCAGCCATTTCTTCAACTCGATGTGATAAGTAATTTTCTCTTATAAACAATTCCAACATCTCCACCATTTCTGCGTGTTCTTGTTTGAGTTTGTTGTTGTCCTGTTCGCATTGGTTGTAGCCAGCTAGATAATCTAAAACACATACATCTTCAGGTGTCATGTTATTAAAATCCAGAGTAGGGTTTATTTCTTCCCATGATTTGCTATAAATCATTGCTTTTTCGTTCTTATCCATTTACCAATTTATTAAGTTCGTTTTCTATTTGTTGCTTCTTTGATTCGGCTGATTCGATTAATGATAAAATTACACAATCAGGAATTTTAACTTCTTTTTTCTTATTAAAGCAAAAAAATCCAGCTTTACCGATTTCTTGCAAAAAATAATTCACCTCCTCCAATTCATTTTTAAGCCTTTCGTAAGCTTCGTACGGTTGCTCTGCGCTGTTCTGTTTAATTTCTTTAATCCTTTCTCAAATAATTCAACAATATTGATGTAATTCTCATACTCAGAAATTTGTTCTCCTAAGTAATTATTATTTTCACCAATTTCTATAAAATTTTCTTTCCAATAATCAATCGTATGATTATGGCAACCAATTGAAATAGTTGAGTTTCCCGTATAGGTTACTGAGTGACCAGAGTCGTTTAAGAAAATTCCAGTAATTAAACTTACACAATCTCCAAGTGTGCAACGGTCTCCAAGTGAAATGTTTCTTTTTTCAAATTCGTCTTTTAAGTTTTCTAGGTTTTCGTATTCAAACGATTTCCAAATTAAGTTTTCTAATAAATAAATTATTTTCATATTCCTTTGTTTTCTTCAAAATTACTATTTCCTTTTCTTTGTTTGTCGAAATTGTGGCAAGCGGTGAAAATCGATTATGGGTGGTTGATTGTTAGTTCTTCGCCAGTTAAAGCAAAGTAAATGTTTTGCAGTTTGTGGACGTATTCTGTCATATTAATTGAAAAATTTATTCCATCACAAGTCCAACCATTTAAATCTTCATTGAATAAAATGTCTACGTCTCCTTCCATTAGTATAAAACGATTCTTTTCATTTTTCTTAAAACCAAACTTCACGAGCCATTCTTCGGTTAGCGGGATTGGTTCAATTTTTGAATAATCTTTTGCGTTATGATTACTTACTGAGTGAATTGGTTTTATTTTACCTTTTTCAATAACGTAATTGCCTATTCGTAGTTCACTTGCTTTCATATTTCAATTTTTAAACTGTTCAACATCTTATTTTTCTCGAAAAGAGACTGGTAGTATTCATTCGCTAGTTCGTAGTGTTTTTTTACTTTTTGAATGTCTTCGTCTGTAACTTTAACCTCAAAAAAGCGTGTTCTTTGTTCATCACTTAGCTTATCGTAGTTATACTTTTCACGAGCAACATCAACAAACCAGTCGGGCATATCCTTAACGATTCCTTTTCTGATACATTCGTCTTTCCATAGCTTTTTTGATGCTCTGTACATTATTTCTTCGGGATGGTTTTCAAGGACGTAAGCAACGTAACCGTGTGGAATATTCCAAAGCATTAAATAACGTTTCATTTGCCACAAGTATTTACTAGATAAAAACTTTCCGTTATCTTCTTCAAACATTGGAAACGTTTCTAATGAATAACTACATTTAATATCAAAAATACATTTGTTTCCAAATCTAGTGTCGATTACACCAGTTCCGAAATCGTCTGTTTTTTCAATCATATTTTTAACTAATGGTCTTCCAATTCGACGGCTAACTGTTTTTATTGCGTCTTCTTCACAAATCAAACCCTTTTCAATTTCAAGTGTCATTTGCTTTATTTTTTCAATACCTAATTCTTTTTCTAAGAATGTAGTTTGAATTGCTGTTTTCGCACCTTTCGAAAGTTCGGGTTTAGCATCTTTTTTGTAAATAAGTTTGTCAATTTCGGCTTGCTTTGTTTCAGTCCATTTAACAGCACGTCCATTTTTATTTACAAGCGTGTCACGTTCACTTTCTAACTCCTTAACTCTATCCGAATCATTCTGAGTAAACTCGTCAACTTCGAGCCTAACCATTATATCCGCAAAGTTGTGCGAGCGCATTACTAACTTATTCATAGGTTTTCGATTTCTTGTTTAACTCTATTATACTGTTCAATATCAGACTTAGCTTGGTCTATTGTTAGATTGCACAAATCATTGGAATTGTAAGTGTCTAAAGCTTTCAATATCTCATCAACGCAAATAGTTGCATATTTTTTAGCCATTTGCCATTCCATACCATATTTATCAGCGTTTTCAGGTTCTAAATTGTAAATATCTTGAACTAATTTTAATGCTTTTTCTTTCTCGTTCATATCTTTGTTTTCTGTAAAATTAATAAAAAAGCCGTCCAACCTTTGTGAATTGTGGCGAACGGCTTGAAGTCGGGATGAGTGGGGTTATTTTAAATCCACGTCAGGAACAATAACACTAGGTTTAAAAATTACCTTATATTGTTTTGTTGAAACTTTACTAGGAATTAACTGTTCTGAAAAGTATGTTACATTATCAGATAAACCTAAATAATGTTTTACAAAATCACCTTTGTCTGTTTTAACTATAACGGCAAGCCTTTCATTTTCAGTTTCAACAGAACAGTAACCTTGTATTTGGAGTATGTACTCGTTTGTTATTCCATTGTAAAAAACAACCCTTCTGTAAACTTTAAACATTTCAGCATCTTCTGAAATATTTTGACTTGCAACATCTGCATCAGTACAAGATGTTAACTGCATTACTATTGCAAATAATGCAATTATTAAAACTAATTTTTTCATATTTACTTTTTATTTGTTACTACTTAATTTTTGAATTTGCACATCAGTTAGTGCGTACTTTTCTTGGAGTTGTTCGAGTGTGTGACCGTTTTCGATGTAAAGGTCTAAATCTTCTTCACTCAATTCTTTCAATTCAAAAACTTCTTTCGATTCTGAATTATCCACGTATTGCGTTTCAATGTCAATTACGCCATCTTCGTCAATGTTTAATTCCTTGATAACTGATTGGTCTGATACGATAGCATTCTGCATTTCGATTGAAAGAATACCCCATTTAGATAAAGCATTTTTAAGAACTGTTTTTTGTGCCATTGCTTCATAGTTTGTAGACCAAACACCGTTTGCATTTTTGAAAGTTTTAGAAAACTTTGCACCATGCTGTTCAACTTTCGATTTAGTCCAAAATACAGTTTTCTCGAATCCGTTTACCATTTTGAAGTAAGCGCAAAAACCAACAATTTGACCTTCTCCATCTTTTGTAAAATCCGCTTCGAGTTCTTCCGTCAAATGATTATACGAAATGAATTGATTTTCGTACACTGTAAGCGCGTTAATTGATTTGTACTGTCCTGTACGTTGCGCAAGTTGAATGAGTCCTTTGTAACCCAATTGAAACTGCGCTTGGTTCCCATATGGTACGATGTACGCAAATCCTAAGTTATTATTGATTGGTAAATCTAAACACGCCCCCATCATTGCGCTGTTCATAATACTTTGAGGGTCTGCATTTGCTAACAACTTATTATTGTTTACCACTTGCAAAACGCTAGTAACAAAACCCTTTGATTTTTGCCCTAGAATTTCATTAAATTTAGCTTGTACGCTACTTTTGGACATGAAGTCCTTAATTGCTAATTGATTGCTCATACTTTATTTTAATTATTCAAATTTACTATTTAGTTCTTTTTGTTTTCCTTATTTGTGTTGGGCGGTTGCGATTCGGGGTGAGCGGTTTTATCCAATCCTTTTTTTAATCGTTTCAATTTAAATTCTTTTTGTTCAATAATTATTTGTTCAATTTCAGGTGAAATAATTTTAAACTGTTCAATCATAATTAAAACATCTGCTATTTCAGAACCCAAATCAAAAAGCCTTTTATCTTTTGGTTCTCTTAAAAATTTTCTAGTTGCTAAAGCTAACTCTAAGCTTTCTTCTAAAAGCATTTCAGTTTGAGCAACATAACCGTAACGATTTATTGCTTCTTTGTAAATCTCTTTCTCTTCCATGTTAAAAATTGTTACTTGTTTGTTTTATTGTCGATGGAAAAAAATCGTCTTTCTTTTCCTCGATTAAATTATTGTTTGCTTCGGATGGGTCGCACCATTCCTGTGATGTATCGTGACGATAAAATAGTTTTATATCTCGTGGATTTGCATTTCTATTTTTTGCATTTATTAAAATACATTCATCTAAATTAACCTGTCCTGTTTCGTCGGGTAATTCGTCACGATAAGTAAACAATACCAAAGACGCATCTTGCTCTAGTGAACCTGATTCGCGTAAATCTGAAAGTTTAGGCGGTCTACCTTCGGCATCTCGTTTTAATTGAGATAAAGCAATAACAGGAATATTTAACTGCATCGCTAAGCGTTTTAAACGTCTCGAAATTCCGCTAATTTCTTGTTCACGGTTTCCATTTCTTTCGCGCACACCTTCTATCAATTGTAAGTAATCAATAAAAACGCAATCTAATTGCCCTTTCATGTGTAACGCTCTAGCCTTTGAAACTATTTGATTAATGGTAAAATAATTATCATAAATCTGAAACGAACCTTTTTTTATTTTACTTACTGATTTTTCAAGTGTTTCTTTTTCTTTGTCGTCAAGTTTACCACGTGCAATATTCGACGTTTTTAAATTACCAGTTAAGCAAATTAGCTTTGATAATATTTGTGGTGCTTTCATTTCAAGTGAAAAGAACGCGACTTTTGTATCATTTAAAATTGATATGTTTTTACAGATTGATAAAGCACTTGTAGTTTTACCAACTCCAGGACGTCCACCAATAATTGTAAGTCCACCAAATTCAAAACCTAATGTCCATTTATCCAATTCAGGAATTCCAGTTGAAAGTCCAGCAACTCCACTACCTTCACGCGAAAGTATTTCGTCTTTCGTTTTTTCTAAAATAGTGTCTAAAGTATCGTCTTTCGATAAAATATCATTTGATACTAAATCTTCTGCTTTTTTCAATAGTTCAGATACAGCGTCCAAAGCATCAACTGAATCATCAACTGAAATCGAATGCATTTGCCTTGCAATCTCTCCTACTTCGCGCTTCATGTAAGTTTGAAACAAAATATAACAATGTTGCTCGAAATTTGCAACAGAACCAATTCTAGTAGTTAAGTCAGCTAAATACATTGCTGAAACTTTTGACTTCATTACGCGAAGCCTTTGAGTTATTACAAGCAAATCTACTTGAATATTTTCATCAACTATTGATTGAATCGCTTTAAACACTTCTTTGTTGTTTTTATCACTAAAGACGTGCTCATTTAACTTGAAGTACCCATCAGTATAAACTAAGTCATTTGAAAGCATTAGCGAGCCTAAAATAACTTTTTCCAATTCTATAATATCATTCGTCATCTGTTCCGAAATTAAATTTTGGTTTTATTGGGGTTTGAGATTGGTTAAACTGTAATGGCTTTAAATGTGGTAATGTGTTTTTAAGTTTCGTTTTCCAATTCTTAATTTCATTATCATTACCATCTTTCCATCCATCTGAAACCCATTGTTCATACTTTGCAGTTACAGAATATAAGTAAGAATCGTAATTAAATAATGTTTGAAGTTTAAAGTATTCTAAAAATTCATTTATTGTTGGAATGCCTTGTTTATTGTTTCTTTGTTTATTTGTTAATGGTTTATCTATACTACTAGTGCTTTGAACTTGCTTTGATGAGTGCTTTATCAATGCTTTATCTAGTGCTTTGCCTAATGCTTTGACTTTTAAACTTAACTCAATTACGTTTGATGAGTATTGATTTTTAGAATATTCATGTACAGTAAAAAAGCCAAATTCAACAATTTCATCAAAATGTTTTTTATAAGCTGAATAAGATTTTATTCCAGTTGCTTCCAATACCATTGAAGTAGGAAAACCAAATTTCTTTTTCCAACCTAATCTATTACAGTGCTCAATTGCAAAAAAATATATTGCCGTGTGAATAGGTTTTATCTTGTCAGGATTACTAAAAGAAAAATCAAACCACATTCTGCTTAAGTCGTAACTATTCATTTTCTTTAATTTTATTCCAACATACACCGCAAAAATATGTAAGCGTTGTTGAACTGTTTAACTTTGGTTTATTACATGATATTTCTATTGCTTCTAAAACATCTTCAAAAGATAGTTTTAAAATAAAATTCTTTACTGAAATTCTAAATTTAGCAGAAAAACAAAAATCTTCAAATATAGAACTGTAAACACTTTCTATTTCATCAATTTGTTCATTGATAATTTTTTTTTCCTTATTTAAAAGATTTTTTATATCACGATATTGTTCTTGTGCTATCTTAAGTTTTTCAGCTTTTGATAAAGTAGTATCTAAAACGACTTCTAGTTCATTGTTCGATTTACCTCTATTACAATCAAAACAAGATGTAATCAAATTTATTTCGTCATTTTTTCCACCTTTCGAAACTGGAACAATATGGTCTACTTCTAATGGAACTTTTGGAGGTTTAGCACCACAGTATTGACACTTAAAAGAATCACGTTTAAATATCTCAAAACGTGTTTTCTTTGAGATTTGTTTTCTTTTCAAAGCCATGATTAATTCGTTTTTTTAATTACAAACTCATAAGCCTCTTGAAATAAGTTTAATTTAACCCAGTTCTTTTCTTCTAGGTGCGCTAACCAATCACAAGCGTTTAACATATCTTTTGTGATTTCGTAGAATGGTTTTTCACAAAGAATAGTAAGGTCACTTAATACCTTCCATTGTGAGTTTTCAAATAGTACTTTTTCCATAATCTTATTAAAACGAAAAGCCATCAATCAAGGTGCGTCGGATTACCTTTTCATGATGACTTTTCAATAATATTTTACGAAGTTCCGACGCTTCGATTATTCAACAAATATACGAAATAAATCAATAACTATTCATGTATAGGTCAATTATTTCTTTGGCTTCATCGAATCCAGTTGTGAAAGTAGCGAAGTAACCACGTTTGTTTAAGTCGTCGATTGTCCGTTGTTGCGCTTCTAAATGTTCGTTTTTGTAAAGTGTTCCGTCTTTCTTAAATGGAGACTTAATTTTAAGTTCAATAAATAAGCCGTGGTATTCATAAGTCGGGTAATAAATCGCAATATCAGGACGTTTAAAGCCTTCTTTTTGGATTGTCTTATTTCGATACGCTTGTGCTTCTGTTAACTTCACACTTGCAATAGTATCTGAATCGAAAAGCACGTGACAGTATCTAGTGTTTAAATACTTGCACACGCTTTGATGTAGTTTAAATTCTTCGTGCTTCATAATTAGTTAATTTTAATCTTCTGAGTATTCAAAAGGTTCACAAGATTCAGAACATTCTTTTTTTTCTTCAAATACTTCTAAATCATTTAAGCTTTCTATTAAATTTAATTGGATTGAATAAATATTCCTTTCATCAATAGGTACGCGTATATTTTCTTTTTTACTTTTTTCAAAAACATCTTCTACACCGTTGTAATTTTCCCAATATTTAAAATCTTTTTTTAATACTTCACTTGAAAACCATTTCCACCAATTAAAATAGTGTGGTTTTATTCTAGCCAAGTATACAATTTTATACAATTCTTTCTGAGTGCAAGCGCCACAATTACCACAAAAAGAAGGTAGTTCCAACCTAAAATCAATATTGTCTCTAAAAAAAATATTAATATTAGGTTTTGTAATTCCATATTTTACTAGAGGATAATAGTTTTCTATTAAGTTCAAACCTCTTTTTCCTATTTCATCAAATCTAATACCAACTACTCTAACTGATTTTAAACCTTCTAAATTTAGATCATTTAAATAACGATTTATTGTTCTTAATTTTAACTCACGTGTACAAGTTCTGTGCAGGAACTCAGGCAAATCATAATCAAAACAATAATAAGTCATTGGACATTCCAAGTAACCTTTTTCAAAATCTTTATCTAAACACCTATAAGCTGTTTCAAAATTTACTATTTCATAATTTCTTTTAGGTCGGTATTCAAGCCAAATAATTTTTATATCATAACCCAAGCTTCTGAAATAATCTTCTGTTTTTTGAACAAAAATTAAAGTTTCTTCATCTTCTAATCCAGTATTACAGAAAAAAATATAAATAGGTTGTTTATCATAATACTCTTCAAGCAATAATTTTAAAGCATAAAATGAAGATTCACCACCGCTAAAAGCCATTATCAATGGAATACCGTTCTTTATTCTTTCTGTTGCTTTCATAATTCTAGTTTTAGTTGTTCTGTTTCCGAACAATCGGTTGTTTTAATTTGCGTAATGTTCGAATTTAGAACAATACAGATTTTTGTTACTGATTTCACGCCCATGAATTGACTATGAATATAGTCTTTTTCGTTCACGTACTCGCAAGTCGAAACAAGTTTGTTTGAACGTATTACATTTAGTATTTTCCCGCTTACGTGTTGGACTATCATTTCTTTTGAATGTAAGAATGAAACTTTCCAGTATAATCGATACTCAAATAAAAACACGTTTTACATTCACAAGTAACTCTAATTGTTCCGCTTCTTTTATTGTTGCATCGATTAAGATAATATTCATTTTCATCAATGAATTGTTTTTTACAAAATGGACAATTAAATTCGTGTGGTAAAAAACTTAGAAACCCTTCTTTCATTTCCTTTCAATTTTTAAAACACTCCCGTCTTCTTCAATGTAATCAGAATGGATTTCTTCGTATTCATGCTTGCTAAACTTCACGCAAAGGCACACAAACCCAACCGCAAGCAAAAGCCAAAATAGTGTAGCTCTAGTTTTTTCTTTCATTTCAAATATTTTTCATTTGTTTCAATCCAGTTTTTCAGTCCGTTGTTTAGGATAATGTCGTCGGGCAAGTCTAAGCCGTTACCTACGCTTGTAATTCTTGCCGTAGGTGTTATTCGTTTGATATGATCGTTTAATCGCTCACGTGTCGACGTTAACTCGTGTTTGTAGCAGTAAATCATCTCCGCTTTTCCCAAAACCTCAAAGTGTATTATTGATGCTTTCATTTTGTTTCTTTTTTGAAATTTTCTTTATATTCTTTCCATTCATCTCTAACCTGATTGTGGAAATCTAAAAACTGTTTAATGTCAATAGATTTACTATGATACACATAATTAACAATTCTTTTTTCAAAACCTAATTCCTCGTGAAGTCTTTTATTCTTTTGAGCTGACTGCAATAATGAG